ATGAGCGCTATCAAACTAACCCTAGACGAAGTAAACAAAACCTGTCGATTCATCACTTCGGATTCACATCGTAAATTCAAACAAGCGTTGGTTAATTACCATGACTCGTCCAGTCATTTTTATAGAGATATGGAGTATTGTCGTAGTGAGCTTAATCTGATTGCTAATACAGGCCATGATCGTATACAGGGCTTGGTATTCTTGTTTTTGGGTGACGAACAATTGATTACGGGATTCAAAACGTGTCAGGGTGAAATAACAGAAGACCGTAAACTTTTTGGTTCTCTTTTGATTGCTGGTGGACATTATAAAGATGAAATCCTTGTCGATCTTAAAGAGGTGGCTTAAATGTATCTATATATTGTTTTCGAGCAATTTCTTAATCAAGAATGTTATCCATCCGGTGGTGGTCAAGCTTCAAATCCAATGTCGTTTCAGGAAGCTTCAAAGCGGTACCGTAAAGCACGTGAATTCCGTGATGGTTCAGAATCAAGAGGTTCCGTACCTGTAAGAGTTGGTGTTGCCCGTGTTCCATCGAACTATTCAGGGTTTAATGGTTTCAACGGGACCTTTCAGGATCTTTGTGTTTTTCGTCCGCAAATATCTGTTATCTGTCGTTGAGTCCACATAAATGAACATTACTTCAATCAATCAATTTCCACTCATAGGAGCCGCATAAATGGCTGAATCACCGATACTGCCTGACCGTGGCAGCTCAGAATTAAAAGAAGGACCTGAACGCTTATACAGAACTGCACTAGCTCAGAGGGACTATATAAACCTTGAAGTGGAAGCTATGGATAGAGGGATGAGACCCTATGGCCTGACAAAAACCATCATGACGCTTTACCTACGTAAGCAGCTTATCCCCATGAAAGAATTGTCTGAAGAACTGCGGGGGCAAGTGATTGCGTATTTGAAAGACAAGCAAGAAAAAGCAAAACAAGCGGCGCGCTAATGATTCGGTTCGTTGACTTCCCGGCCTCCACGCCCCGCGCAAAGTATGTACCGAGGAACGAGGTCATCTTTGCCGGGCGTCTGGCCATCGGAGACAACCTTCAGCCGACATCAAACGCGCGCCGCATGTTAAAAGCCAAGAAACACAAACACCTGACCTTGGACAAAAAAGGGGTGTCGGTGAACATGGGTAACAAAATGCGCGTTCTGCCCGTCGGGCATGCACCTAGTCCAATAGTGGCGCCTCGCGCCCATGCTGCGCGTGGAAATGGCTATAAAGCCAAGGCTGAAAAAAAACCGCACAGAAAGAAAACCGGCTGCGCCATTCACCACCCTATACATTGCTTTAAAGGCTGACAACGTAGTGAAGTCGGCAGCGAAGTAGCCAGCGTCGAATTAGCGTAGTGAGTCCATTCGCAAGCGAAAGGGATTGTAGAGGAAATCGGCGATTAAAACTGAATTACTGGCAGTTAGGTCAAAACCTTTGAAGCTTGCGTAAAAGCGTTTTGGCCTTACTGCCAGTTATCAGGTTTAAACGTCGATTGGAACGGAAAGCCCGGCCCTTTAGGGTTCGCAAAAAAGAACAAAAGAAAAACGGCGCAACAAATATGTTAGATAAAACCGGCTTTAAACAGCCTTAAATAGTCACAACAAAAACCAAAAAAAGGTATTCAAAAATGATCAACTTTACCTGCCCTGAGTGTGACAAAGAATTAGAAGAATTTAAAGATGGCTTAATTTGTCATGACTGTCATGTATATGTTGATTCCGGTCAGCTTGTTGTATGGAAGATAAACCGATTTAGGTACAACTTAAAAGCGAATCTAGTTTTGCTGATAAAGCAGCTTTTTAAAACAAAGGCCTAACCATGTCCGAAACATGCCCAAATTGCGGAGCCGCCAGCTTTACCGACCTACGCACAGATGACGACCAAATCACCTGTTACAACTGCGGAGAAGACTTTGAACCAATCCCTTCAGAAGACGGCATGTTTGTAGAAGATGGCTGGCAAGAAGAAAACGCAAGGCGACAACAACTAAACCGCGACTATGAATCATTAGACGACGGCGAAGAAGATCCCGATTTAGAAGACCCAGACATAGAAGACTAACCGCGTTCGACCTACGCGTTTTAAAAGGTCAAGCCAAAAAGCAACAGAAACCGAAAGACCACCCTTAACCCAACAAAGGTACAAAATCATGACCGACCAATTAACCCAAAACAGCTTCCTAGGCGACATGCAAACAGTCATAAGAGGACAAGTTGAATCGTTAACCCGTTATGAAATAGATGGAGACAACAAAGGTGGCTCCATTTGGGTATCAAAACCCAACACCGGAAAAAACCCCAACAACCTCGGCAACGAACTAATCAAAGTCAAAATGCCGTTTGAAATGTTCGACCAGAAAAAAGCCGAAGTAGAAGCCGGAAAACTGTATTTCCCCTGTCAAATGGAAATCCACTGTGAAATCAACATGGGCGGCCAAAACAAAGCCGTCCTGACAGCCATCAGCATGAAACTTGACGGCCCGGAACCCGGACAAATAAAAGACGAAGACATAGACAAAACAACCGGAGAAACCCTCCCTGATAAAGACAAACCCAAAACCGGTGCAGCCCAGACAACAACCGGTACAACTTCCGCCAACAAACCATAAACAGGAGTTAAACCATGAAAATCCGCTCAATGGCCTGCCTGATAAAAAAGCCCGTAGAGTTCAAAGAGCGGGTTCTAAGCAACCAGGTACAAAAAGGCCGATTCATAAACGGCCATGTAATAAAAGAAAATGGACAAATAAAAGAAAACAAACCGAGGAGCATTACTTAAATGGCTGTTTGCGTTAAATCCGCATTACTGACTGCTGGTACTGCGGGTAATGCTCTTAAACAGGATGGCGTCATTATGGATGTTTACGCATTTGTTATTGATCCTGTTCAGACCAATCCTTGTCCTAATTACGCCATTCTAAGCGGACAAGACTTCGCGAATATTCCTACCCTAACCGACATCTTCACGATGCCGGTAGCGGAAGATTTGCAACAAATGTGGATGCTTGGCTTTAGCTTGCCAATCATCACATACCTGACGGCTTGGGGTTATGGAGTCGTTATCAACTGGTTTAACGAAAAATATCATCGTTAGACTTTAACTTAAGAAAAATAGGTGAACTATGAAAAACATCAAAAGAATCGGTGCAGTTTTACTCACTGCATTAGCCTTGGCAATGGTTGCAATTACTCCTGCAAACGCAGCGCTGGACTTTACAGCCTTAACAGCGGCAGTTGATGCTACAACCATCGTAGCGGCTCTTACAGCCATTGCCGCAATTAAAATGCTGCCCGGTGTAGCCAAGTGGGGCTTTAACAAAGTTATCGGCTGGTTCCGGTAACCAAGAAAAAGGAAGGGTGTCGAAAGGCACCCTTTTTTATAAACCAAAAAAGAGACCAAAAACATGATTTTTTTAACCTTGTATTTCCTAAGCGGCCTAGTTTGCGCCTATGCCGTCATATCGGGATTTGACAATGCGTAAAATAATCCTGTTTTTGGTTTTGACGTTTTCGGGTTCGGTTTTTGCCGATACATATTCGGCTTATCCTACATATTCAAATTACTATAATGGTGTTGCTTATTCATCAACTGTTTCGATGAGTGATTTGTGTTCTAAAATGCCTACTGTCTTGGGCACGGCTCCTTATTTTAAATCTTCACCTGCATCATGTGCTGTTTATACTCAGTATGGTTTTACGTTTGTTGTTATTAATACCTATTTTTCGTGTCCTTATGGTGGCACCGTATCCGGTGCTGATTGTATTAATGCGCCTGCCTGTGTCGCTCCACAAGTCCGTAACGCAACAACCCGTATGTGTGAAACGCCTCCCCCGGTTACATGCCAAACCACACCTACAACCACTACATCGGGATCAACACAAACCCTTTCTTGGGAAACACTAAACACCGGTTCAAACACCTGTGATCCTCATTCCTTGAATTGCGATTACCCACTTGCCGTAAACGCAACAACAAAACAATGCGACCTGACGTGTTCGGACGGCTCTACCGTAGACGTATCAGCGGGGGCGCAATGTCCGCCGCCATCATGCCCGAATACCGTACATGGAGGCATGATAACCAAGCAAACGTACAACACCGTTACCCTGAAATGTGAAAACTCAGACATTGTCTATTGTGACTTGCAATTGCAAGTTCCTGACGCTGCAACAGGCACCTGTTTACCTAAACCCGGTGTAATCGATTGCGGAAACGGTATTGTTGTCATAGCTCCGCTTAAATGCTCTTCTGAGCCGGATCATTCGCAGGATATAACCTGTCCTGACGGCACAATAATTTCACCGCCTCGTGTTTGTGCCCCTTTACCTCCTGATCCGGCAAATTGTCCGGGTGGCGCTTCAGCTGTTGAAACCACCGGGTACGTTAACGGTGTTCCTACATGCGTTATGAAAGACGGAACCAAAACAGCTGCCGCCGATGGCAGCCAGTCGCCAGCTGATGACAAATATAACCCTCAGGGTTACAAGGCCGGTGTTGCTTGTAATGCCTCTAATTCCTACCCCTGTGACCCGTCGCTTCCTGTTGTTAATACGCCTGGCCTTACAGGGATTGAAAAATGCGGCCCTGGAACTTTCTTTGTATGCGCAGATAAGCATGACAAGCCCGTTGTCCCTGATTTGCATCCTAAATCCCCTGCACCCACAACAGCGACAACCACCACCGGCACAGGTACTACAACCATAATAAATTCTGATGGTTCAACGTCCACGCAAACAACAACGACTAACAATACCGGGACGACAACCACCACGGGCGGATCTACTGCCGGATTGGCTACTGAAAATACAGCCCGTGAGATTGCCAGTCGTTTGGGCGGCAAAGCAAAAGGCACTGGTGCCGCCACGGGGGCGGGAATGGGGCAATTCACGGGTCGTGGAAAAAACACTAATCCAAACCTAGGCAAATGGTACGAGGCCACAACAGACACGTATGAGGGGGTATTTCAAACAAATGCTAATAGCGTAAAGGATTCACCCCTTATGGGATTTAGCCAGAAAATCTTTAACGTGTCTATTCCGGGCGGTGAGTGTCCGGTCTGGACGATTCCTGCAGTTATGAACATGCAAGCTATCCCGGTTTCTCCTCTTTGCAGTGATTTCATGGATTCTATTTTCCCGATAATTAGCGCACTTGTTCAAGCCTCTGCGGTGTTTATGGTTTTTAGAATCATTATTTCCGGCTTTAAGTCATAGGAGGCTATATGCAGGAACTTATAGACACAATATCGAATTATTACGACAAGTTTATATTCTTTTTCATTGACGCTTTTGCATCGGTGAAAAGCTTTTTTACAGCAATCTTAGACACCATTGATAACTACTATGATACGGTTCATACCTTTATTACTAATGGTTTTGAATCGCTTCGTCTTTGGGTTATTGATGTACCTATTTGGCTGCTAAAAAAGGGATTTGAGGGTCTTTTGTGGGTTTTGAATTGGGCGGCTGAAAGTTGTTCTTACTGTCTCGGTGGGGTATCTCATGCGGGTGAACTGGCGGACAAATTCCAATGGGCATGGAACACGATAGCAACTTATTCGCCGGGGCTTATTTATGTTGTTAACCGCTGTGGCGTTCCCGAGGCATTTCAAATATTAGTCTGCGGCATGGGCATTTGGGCAGTTGTGAAAACAATTATGATTATTAAAGGCCTATTATGATTATCTTCCATGAAGGCCTGCCCGGTTCCGGTAAAAGCTACGAAGCGGCCATTAATCAAATTATCCCGGCGCTCCAAAAAGGTCGAATGGTTTACGCTTATATCGAAGGCTTGAACCATGAAAAATTTTCTGAAGTAACAGGATTGCCATTACCCGTAATTCAAAATTTACTGCGTCAATTAACGAAAGAGCAGGTTAAAGATGTTCAAGTTCACGTTGCGAACGATTCTCTGGTTATTATCGATGAGCTTCAAGATTTCTTTCCGGCTGGCAAGGCGACTCTTGATCCGGGTATAACTGAATTTGTTACCCAGCATCGCCACCGGGGCATAGACATAATCTGCATGGGACAGGATTCCCGTGATTGCCATATGCTGTGGAAGAGACGAATTGATACCCTGATCCGTTTTGTCAAACGTGATGCTATCGGGCAACCTGACGCATACACCTGGACAACCTACAAGCAACAAGCGGGTAAATTCGTGCAGTTGCGTTCTGGTAAAGGGACCTATGATAAAAAGAATTTCGGTTTGTATGCTTCACATACTGAAGGCGTTAGCTCAATAGATGCTCATAAAGATGACCGGACAAACGTTCTTAAGTCTGCGGCTTTTACGTTTTACATTCCGCTTTTTTTAGTTGCGCTGGTTTTCGCTGTGTATTATCTCTACGGCTTCCTATCGGGGCGTAGTTCGCCAGTTAAGGCGAGTACGGCACCTTCTGCAGAAGTACGTCCGTCTACTCCTGAAAAGCAAGAGCAGTCCAAGGCAGCACCGCCACAACCAGCCCCGCAACCTAAACCGCCACAACCTTCAGATACCGATTATTTGGAAAAATATTTAACTGAGTATAGGCCTCGCTTGGTTGCACTGATTGAGGATAAAAAAAAGAACAAGATGGTTGCGCATATAGAATTTATTGATTCATCTAATAAAGTATTCGAGCGCCTTAACATCCCCCAAATTGTCGCGTTTGGTTATGTGGTCGAACGTAAACCCTACGGCCTGCTTCTTAAACGTGGTGATAAGCGCTATCCGGTTACATCGTTTCCCATTGAAAGGAGTGAAGGCGTTACGCGTCATCCTGAAGACTCTAGGAATTTTGCTGCTCGCTGATATGAACGTTACTGACCTGGCTCTTTATGCCCTGGTTCAGTAACGGTGAACTTGAGAGATAGCTTTACTTATCAAAGTCGCTGGTGAGTTTAAGCAGCGCGTCATGCGGTGAATGAAGATTAACCGATTGAATGAGTGATTGAGGTTAGTTATTAGACGCGGCACCGGGGGCGGGGGTGTATCTGACTGAGCATTCACGACGGCCAAAAACTTTAATGTTTAGGGTGAAATTTTTTGCCTGTTTGAGGTTGGGACAAGCGAGTTGCAAAAAATTTCCGGGTTCCCTGGACATTAAAATTTTTGAATAGGCGGCGTGGCGAAGGAATGGTACAGCCCCGCCCCCGGTGCCGCGCTAATAACTCCGAATGAGCGAGTGATTGAGGGATTGATGAATGAACGGCATGACGCGTGGGATCTAGTTTTCCTTCCCATTGCTGAAGTAAAGAACCACAAAAAAGGCTGTTACGCCCCTGTCACACGTAACAGAACAAAACACCACAAAGCCCATAAGAGCCGAAAAACATGAAAATTAACCAACGCTTTTCCCTTGAATCCCTTTCTCTTGGTTCTGATGAAGATCAGTCCGGTTTATTGTTTGCGAATGGTGATGAAATTACCGATCTTTCGGGTGTTAACATTGTTGGTGCTTCGGTGGATACAGTTAGGCAGTTGTTTCACGGTGTGCCTAAAGCTTCTTTTATTAAAAAACTTGAGCAGCATGTGGAAATGAAAGATGAGTTTGTCCGGTTAACCGCGAACGACTTGGTTAATGATGACCGTTGGCATTTTAGCCGGATGGGTAAAACTGGCGGTTACCGGTATAAACTGCAAAACAATGCTGTTGGGTTGGTTGTTCTGTTTGGTAGCTGGTACGGCAAGATAGATCAGGAAGGCTCTCATTTAAAAATAGAATTGTCCCCTCACTTTATTTCACAACGTACAGTCCCGGAAATTTGGGAATATCTGCATGGCGATTTCGTCGGTATTTCTCGCATTTTTTTAGAAGAGCCGGAAGCAAAAGGCGTTGCTGTGCATCTTGCGTGTGATTATCAGGGTTTTAACCTTCCGGGCGATTTTGTTCGTAGTCTGGTAACGGCTTCTAGGACTATCAGGGCTTATGACGGTATTGCTTCGATTGATCTTACCGACTTTACTGATGCGATTGGCACTTATGGCCGGGAAGGTCAGGCTAAAGATTATTTGATAGGCAAGCCAATTGCCGTACAGATGGCACTTTATGACAAAAGCTATGAAATGATTAAGTCCGATAAGGTTGATTATTGCCATGAAGAGTGGAACGTTTATTCTTTGGGCACTTATGATCCTACCCAGCCAGTGCGCCGGATTGAAGCGCGGTTGCATCATACGGTCATCCGGGAAATAGGCTTAGGCTTGGGTTTAGAATTTGAGGGCTTTAACCAAGTAGCTGACCATTTAACCGATCTTTGGCGCTATGCCTTGGAACGTAATCGGTTAATGATTGACGGTGATCCACGGGGTTATCTGAATCCCTTTTGGCAACTGCTTATGCAAGACGTGCTTTTTTATGTTCCCGCTCAAGGCGTGAAAATTTCGCGCAAAAAAAAAGAAGCAGTAGACCCTATCGCTAGGAACATTACTTCCGTTATTGGCAACTTGGTTTCAATCATGGCTCGCCGTAATGATTGCACGGTTCGGCATGTAATGCGCCAGTTACATAACTTGCACATATGGCCGGAAATTCAAACGTATTACAGGAGTAGGGGGAAGGATGACAATGATTTGCGGGATCAGGTTAAAGAGGGGCTGGAACGGCGTCGATTAGTGGGTAAAGCGGCATGA